TCTTCAGGCGTCAAATCACGGACAATCCAAGAAAATACCCACTTTCCATCCCGTACAAATGGCTGTTCTGAACGTGACACGGTTTGCGTTTTTCCGTCATACGTAGGGTCTGCATCAATCTCCACATATTGGATGCGGTAGCCATGCACATTATATGCGTCAGTGGTCGGGAATATCTCCACAAAGTCACTGTATGGTGTATAACCCAAGCCGGGATTGTCCCGCATAAGTTCTTCCGCACCATAGGGATATTCAACAAACTGATTGTCGGTAGTGGTTTTAACGTATCCGGTCATGATGATTTGTCCTCAAGAAATGCTGGTGCCTGCTTGGTTAGGAGATCAAGGCGTTCACCCTTCCCTGCCAGTTGGGTAAATACCTGCTTGATATGCGGTACAATGTGCGTTTCAAAATCTGGGTGGCACCGCATTGTATTCAGATGGTCATGCGGAATATTGCCTTGGGACAGAATGAAATTCTCCACCCTCCCCTGTAGTTCACCTAACCATTCTTCCCGCTGCATGGCTTCATTGGCTTCTAGCATAGGCAGATGACCAAATTTACGCTGCGGCTCAAGTTCCGCCATGATCTGGTTAATGGTGTTTAGTTCCATAACGGCGGCTTCATGGTTGTTTTTCCATGTGTCTTCCGCTGATTTACATTCAATGATTGTGGCTTCCGCAACCATCTTTTCCCAAGGCTTGGCGGTTTCATCCGCTATGATCGCCTCATTCTCCATGATTTTGGCGTCACGTTTCATCTTCTGGGCTTTGGAATGTTCAACCTTGACTTCCATGTCAATGCGCTGACCATATAGCAATGCCCATGCGCCATCAGGCGTATAGCAAGACCCCGCCATGAAGTGACGGAGTTGGAAGTCTGAATTATTCCGATGCGGTTTACTGTTCATCTTATACGTTTACCCCTGCTGTACCATTTGATGTTGCTGGCGCGCCATAAAATATATTAGCGCTAAAAGATGTAGCACTAACACTAGTGTCATTAGAATAAGTATATTTATTGGTTTTTTTGCCACATCCAACAACATTTCCCAAAGCAAATATGCCAACGGTTGAATTTCCGGCGGCCCCCCCATAATATGACGCGTTAGTAGCCGCTGTAGCCGAACAATTTGTACAGCAAGCATAAATATATTTATTGCGGGTTGTTGAACCACCGGAGCCAGTGTATCCTAAAGCAAAAATACCAACAGATGCGTTTCCGGTTGCTGAACTTAAGTCAGAACCTTGACTAGCCGATGTTGCCGATGCGTTTACATCGCCAGAATATGTATATTTGTTACGGGTTGATAATCTTGTGCCACAAGGGTAATTGCTTCCTAAAGCAAAAATTCCAATTGTAGAATTACCTGCGGCGGAGCCAGTGCGGGATGCTACACTAGCTGCTGTAGCGGAAGAATTTGAACAACTTGAATATGTATATTTGTTACGGGTGGCTGATCCGTAACATGGAGCGCCCACACACCCTAAAGAAAATATTCCAACTGTAGAATTTCCGGCAGCAGTACCTTGTGAATTGCTTGCTGACGCTGAAGCCCCCGCTGATGTCACACATCCAGAATAAGTATATTTAGTACGAGAAGAATGGCCCGTATTTTGAAAAATTCCAAAATTAACTGTTCCCGCAGCGGGAATACCATAATTAAAACCGGGAGTAGCAGCGCAAGCACCCGATGAAATTGTACAACTAGCAAAAGTATATTTTTGATAATTACAAAAACTACCAGCAGCAAATATGGCAACCGTACCAAAGGATTTACCCGCCACGGGCCACAATCCCGCCTTCTGCCAGCCCACCATTTGGTCAATAGTCCATACACCAGATGCAGCACCACATTGGTAAGGACCAGCAGGTGTTATAGGTGTTTTACTGATGATTGACCCTTGATATTGACGTGGCATTTTACATATTAACTCCACAAGTACCGTTGGATGCAGCAGAACCGCCAGTAGAAAAACACAAAGATGCTGTTGCTGAAGTGCTTGCACATCCAGAATAAGTATATTTGTTTCTAGTAGATGATGCTCCTAAGGTAAAAATACCAATTGTGGAATTACCTGCGGCAGAACCTAAATTAGAATTTGCGCTTGAAGCTGTTGCCACAGCATTTGTATCACCTGAATAAGTGTATTTATTGCGGGTTGTTGTGCAGTTACCTAAAGCAAAAATACCAACAGTGGCATTTCCTGTAGCAGCACCACCTTGTGAGTTTGCACTGGAAGCAGTTGTTGAGGCATTTGTGTCGCCTGAATAGGTGTATTTGTTGCGGGTGGTTGAAGGTGAACCCGTGCTCCCTAAAGCAAAAATGCCCACGGTAGAATTTCCTGTAGCCGCACCTAAATAACTATTAGAACTGGCAGAAGTTGCAGATGTGTTGACGCAACCGGAATAAATATATTTATTTCTGGTGCTAGAAGGAGAATAACAAATTAGCCCTAAAGCAAATATTCCAGTTGTCGCATTTCCGGTAGCAGATTGCCCATAAGTTGGATTCGTTGCTGAGGTTGCTGTGGTATTTGTACAATTTGCATAAATGTATTTATTACGGGTGGCCCGTATAACAGCACCACCTGCAGTTGAGGCTAAAGCAAATATTCCAACTGAAGAATTTCCAGCCGCCGCACCTTCATAAGTTCCACCAGCTAAAGGAGCCGCTGTTGTAACAACACATCCTGCGTAAGTATATTTATCACGTTGTGTAGAACAATATCCTGATGCAATAATTGCAAAAGTACCCGGTGGTACGGGCCAATTACTAGCCGCCACCGCTTGCATCTGCTGTACTAAGTTCCATGAGCCGGAGTAATTAGGCATTATACGTTTACTCCACAGGTTCCATTGGAGGCGGCGGAGCCACCGCAAGATGATGCACTAGAAGCTGTCGCCACAGCATTAACACAACCAGAATATGTGTATTTGTTTCTAATTGTTGAAGGTGAACAAGATACAGAACCTAAAGCAAAAATACCCGCCAAAGAATTTCCAGCCGCCGAACCAAATTTACTTGTAGCAGAAGATGCGGTGGCAGAAGCGTTTACATCCCCAGAATAAGTGTATTTGTTACGGGTAGTAGACCCTGTAAAACATGATAAATTTCCTAATGCAAATATGCCAACTGTTGAATTTCCAACGGCAGCCCCCCACCTATTAGACGAACTTGCTGCTGTAGCAGATGTGCTTGTGCAACCAGAATATGTATATTTGTTGCGAATGGTTGATGCAGCCGTTGTATATCCTAGAGCAAATATACCTACTGTGGACGTGCCTGCGGCAGAACCATATTGTGAAACGGTACATGATGAAGTAGCTGACGCATTAGTGTTGCAAGAATAAGTATATTTATTGCGGGTTGTAGTTCCGCCACCACCATTATTACCTAATGCAAAAATTCCAACAGTAGAATTACCTGTGGCTGATTGATTATAAGTGGCAACTGTTGCCGCCGTGGCTGACGCATTAACACAACCAGAATATGTGTATTTATTACGGGTTGAAGATACACCTGCCCCGTTGCAACCAAGCGCAAAAATACCAAATACAGAATTGCCTGCCGCTGCTCCATAATAAGAAGATGCAGTTGAAGATGTGGCAACTGCGTTTACACAACTAGAAAAAGTATATTTATCACGGGTAGTAGTAGCATTTCCTATTGCAAATATACCAACCGAAGCAATTGGCGCAACACTACTGCTTGCAGCACTAAAAGCGGATGGCCCATATGCGTTATTGGCGCTAACGGTAAACGTGTAAGACGTTCCATTGGTAAGGCCTGTTACTTGTACAGGCGATGTAGTTCCGGTGCCAGTTTTAAAACTAGGACAAGATACCGCTGTATATGATGTAATAGCCCCACCACCAACGCAAGATGGCGCAGTAAAAGCAACGCAAACTTTAGCGCAGCCACCTGTTGGCGTACCAATAGTAGGCGCATTTGCTACTTTTAAAGTATTAAAAGCACTGATTAAGCCGCCAATATACCGCTTGGACATGGTAATTCCTTACGATATCGCCTCATATGAGATACTGTATGTAATACCGCTTGCCGTACCAGAAGTTACGGTGATTGATGTACCTTCCATAAGGTATATTGCGGTGGTCTTGTCCGTTACGATCAATGACGCATTGGCGGGGACCGAAACCGTGGATACAATTGGATATGCTGTACCGCTTGATGGGGCCGATCCCTGCGCTACCGCACCGTTGGTATAAATAGATACCGTGGCATTGACCGCCGTGGAACCGTTGACGTTGGCGGCTACGATCTGGTCAATACGATATACAGTGCCGGATGAAGCAGCATTGGCAAGCAGCACCACGGCAGACGTTCCCGACGGCGTATAATACGTTGTATTGCCTGTAAGCGTTGTTAGTGCAGCAATGTTTGGGTTTGCCATTTATAACTCCTAAAAACCCAGAATCATGGAATATGCTATCGCCTGTG